ATTTTTGACTTGGTACAGAGTAACCACATTGCCTCGTACTGGACGACCATCGGACAGGACCCCAGCATGACGGAGGAACTGTTTCCGGCAGCAAAACAACTCGGATTGAACCTGAAGTGGATCAAAGGCGCACGCGGCTTGTCCGTTGTGCTGAAAATGTCCGCGTTTGATGCCGCCTCGATCCCCCGCGGACGGATTGGCTACAAGGAAATGCTTACGGAAATGCCGTATCACAAGGAATCCAGTTACGTGAACGAGGAATTGCGGCAACAGTTGAACATGGTCATTTCGTCCGGGAATCAGGTTTTGATAGATTCGATCATGACCCGCGTCTTCGACGACGAAATGCGGCTTTTGCGCGGTGCGGCTGCCCGGCGGGAGCAGATGCGTATGATGATGCTCACAACGGGTATCATTGCCATCGTGTCGAATGGGCAGGAATTCACGTTTGACTATGGCGTGACCCACAAAGAATCCGCGGTAGCGGCTTGGGCGAATCCTGAGTCTGATCCATTGGCGGATTTGCGGCTCGGCAAGGAAATCATCCAAGAGGAGACCGGCGAAGTCATTACACGGGCGATGTGCGACGGCAAGTCTTGGGCGAACTTGCGGAATAACGCAAAACTCAAGGGGCAGTATTTTGCCAATGCTTATGCCCCGGACGCGTTTATTTCCGATGGCAAGTTAAAGGGATTCATCCTTGACGAACTCGGTCTTACGGTGCGTGTCAACGACCAACGCTATATGGAAGAGGACGGCACAACGACCCGGTATATGCCGGAAAACACGTTCGTGATGTTCCCCTCCGGTACTCTTGGGAATACATGGTTCGGAACGACACCGGCGGAGTCTGACTTGGCAACGAACAGCAGTGCCAACGTGTCGGTTGTCGATACCGGCGTAGCAATTACAACGGTCAAGAAGGTTGACCCGGTGCAAGTGGAAACGATTGTATCGCAGATTTGTCTGCCGTCGTTTGAGCGGGCAGACAGTGTCTATATTTTGGACACTGCGGGGTAGGAGTGTACGGCTTGGTGCCTGGAAGTGTGAGGGAATGGTGCTGGCGAACGAAGCCTTTCGCCAGTGCCGCTCTCATGCACATAAAACAACATTTTGAGGAGAAACAACAATGAAAATCACAAATGGAAAAGACGTGTTTGAGGTTACTCGCGGGGCGTTTGACAACATCTATCGAAAACAAGGTTTTGTCCCCTTCGTTGACGAGGCAGAGGAAACAAGCGAACCCGGTGATGACCAACCTGGCATGCCCGATGACGAAGCATTCATCGCGGACCTCAAGGAAAAACCGATTGCACAGTGGACTTCCGAAGAATTGAAGCGATACGCCGACGTGAAGGGAATTACCGCAAAGGCAAACCAGCTGCGGAAGGTCATTCAGAAGGAAATAGAGGACGAGGAACTTGAGGACGAGGAACTTGTGACCAATGACTGACATTGAAGTAATCCGGTTAGAGTTGCGAGAGGACGCAGCCCCGTTTTTTACAGAGGACGAAATATCGTACTACCTGAAAAAGAACGGCGGCGACGTTCGGGCTGCGATTTACGAAATGCTCATTATAAAGTCCGAGGAGACCGCCATTCAGGTGAGCGGATTGACGACGCAGGACACGTCGAAATACTTCAAGCGTCTTGCGTCAAGATTCAAAAGTTTTAATTCAGGAACTCTGAAATGATTAACACAAAATTCGAATCCATGAAGTTGAAGCGGGAGTTACTTCGCTCTGGAGTGGCATTCGAGTTTTACGCACCGTCTACCAATGAGTTTGGCGAACCTGAAACTGACGGTAAAGGCGGCGGGACTGTTTTGGACTATCGCCGACTGGCAAACAAGCCTCAAATCAACGATGTTACGCTGGTCGGCAATTTAACTTCCGAGGAGTTAGGATTAGTTTCTGAAACCTCGTAATTGGAAAGAAAATACGATGAGTGAAAAAAGTGGATTTTTCAATGCGGAAAGGCTTCCAGATGGAACATATGACCGACTCTATCTTGCGGATAGTTTTGCGGCATATTTTGCGAGTTTTATCGGCAATGGTGTGTTCGGCGGAAGCATGGGGGCACTTCAAGTTGTTCGAAACGAGTCGTTTGGAGTTGCAGTACAGAATGGTCAGGGATGGATCAATGGGTACTGGTATCAGAACGACAGCAATTTTGTCTTTTCCATACCAACTGCCGACACTACGGGACGGTATGACTCGGTTGTTTTACGGTTAGACTTAATGTCAAGGTCGATCAACCTTGTGTACCGCACAGGTGAACCGTCGGCAAGTCCGTTGCCGGTTACACTCACACGTAACAACCTGACGTGGGAGTTGCGTTTATGCAATATCTACATTGCGCCAAATGTAACGTCGATTACGCCGGACAATATCATTGATACCCGATTCGATACAAATCAGTGCGGTCTTGTACACGGTGTCGTTGACCAGTTGAACACTACAGAATATGGCAACCGACTGGATGGTTTTATTAACGACTACATAGCAAATGTCGCTGACGATTATCAGGAAAAATTCCTAACGCCGCTTACGGACCAAGCAAATCTCGCAAATCACCAACGTGACAATTTCTATAGGCGTCTTGGTGATATGGAAAGTGATGCAATGGCCTATGCCGGTGAATACAGAGCCAGCATTGACGGCATTGTTAGTGATGCAAATTCATACTATCAAACCCCATTTTTATCGGGACTGAATTCGCTATCAAACCTTGCAAGTGCCGCATACAATGATTTCCTTACTTGGCTTGCACAGAAAGAGACAACTGCAACGAATCAGGTAAACGAATTCCATTATGCTGGTTGAAACTGAATCGCTCTTATCGTCGGAAGAGTTTGCAGCATTTGCACCTTATATCGGTGAAGGGATGGCGAAGGCTATCGCTGCCGGCGTGATTACGAAGGAACGGATACAAAATATAGCGACGGTTTTTTCGATACCGAAGCAACCGCCCTTTCCTTTCAATTTTCCCGAAGGTGCGGGTGTGGACACGTACATCGAAGGCACTGTGGCGTTGCGATACGAATGGGTGCCTCCGCCATGCTGTGCGATAGAGGAGTCGGAGAACACGGACAAAGAATAGAAAACAATGCAAGTTTTGATTGCGATAGACCAACTTGTCAATGCGATTTTCGGCGGCTGGGCGGACGAGACCATCTCCGCCCGGGCACACCGAAAAAAATGGCGGTTGGAGTGGTATATTGACATGCTGTTTTTCTGGCATACAGATGAAAACGGAGCACGCAATCATTGTATTGGAAGTTTTAGGCATGAGAAACTCCGTCTGGACTCGCCGGAAGAGTATCGGAAATGTTTTGGGTGTGAGGAGTAAAAGTTAAATGGCAACACCGTTCGTATCAATTTTAGGACTTTATCATGAAGTCAATGCCTACATCGGAATTGACATGAAAGATACTACGCAGGTACGGACATCAATGGGCAAGTTCAAAAAACAACCGAGAATACTGTGTTTGTGGGAAAGTTTTGACAAAAGCGGGATTCAGATTGGCGATTACACAATAATCAACGGTAAGAAGTTCAAAGTAACCGGAGTAACGAATATCCAAGAATGGAATATAATTGCAGATATATCATTGGAGGTAGTGGACGATGGCAATCAGGTTTCCTTATAACGAAAGTACGCTGGCAAAGAACCTAGGCAACATGTCGGCTCGTTTGGGTGCAGTAGTGCTGCTCTATGCCGGTACAAAAGCGTCCGTGATTCAAGGTGAAATGCAAAACAAATCACCAACCCACCCGTGGACAGATCGAACTGGAGCGGCAAAAGCAGGGTTGAGGGCAACAGTAACAATGCCCAATGACCATACTGTGAGAATAACGTTGGCGCACGGCAAGGATTATGGGGTGTTTTTGGAATTGGCACGTGAAAAGAAACATGCAATGCTAGCACCAACGGTTAAAAAATTTGCACCGGAAATTGTAGAGGACTTGCAAGGGATAATGGATAAAGTAGGGCAAAGTTGGACCGCAGGCGGCAAAAGTTTAGGAACAGTATGAGAATAAATCATGTCAACACCGACCGAATCACGGTGGCAGGATATTTTCCTCCACTTGAAAAAATATGACTTCGACGTTCATGCACCGGGAATGAAAACTGGAGTCTGTAAGTCTCCCTATATTGTGGTCTTGCACAATGGGGCGACAAGGAAAGCCGGAATCAGCACGATGGTTGACACCTATTCTGTGATGGTCTATGTACCGCAACAGAATTACAGTCAG